CACGTCGACCAAATTGTTATAAGCTAGTTCATATTATAGCACCCTTAGTTAAAACACTGCTCATAATTGTAGCGTTCTCTTTAACTAGAATTGCGTCACATACTTCTTGTGTTTACTTATCTACTAATAGTCTATCCACTATCATATGACACCTCAGCCATTAGAAAACTTTCGTAGTCCGCTAGATCAGAGGCATTAGCATAGCTCTCTCCATCGTCTAAAAGCTCTATGGCTGCTATTTCCTGATCTTCCATGCTGCTGATGACACTTTGCGTCCCTAGATCAGACCCTCCTTCTATCTCGCTGCTACCTGAGCTCATTGCCATGTCACCGAACACATCTGCTGGCGTTATCTCCCTCTTAATTGACTCTCCCGACTTTAAGCTAGACACTCTCCCACCTGAGCCAAATAATGCCTTGTAATATTTATCCACATCCTCAAGTGTCACCATGTTTGCCATAATTAGAGCAATGAAAGATGCACCTGTATTGTCGGGATCTTTACACCACAGTGTTCCAACCCACTCATCCCTCTTCATCTCTAGCACCCACGTGCCGACACTTTTGTCTCGGTGGGTTTCAACTGTCCAGGTGACCAAGCTAGGGATATCGCTCATTGTGCTTTTCGCAATTTTTCTAAGAATATCCCCGTACATCTCGTCAATTCCATCCTGATTAAATCCAAATTTCTTGTAGATCCTTTGCTTCACCTCTCTCTCAAATGATATCTCTGACCCACCCAGCTTGTACTTTCTCATCTGAAGCTTTCTCATTCTCGTCTCAAACCTAGCTCTGACAGATTTTATGAGACTAACTACCTCCTCCTCAATTCTTGCTCTTGCCTGCTCAATTGCCAACCTGCTTCTGCCTTCTATCTTCACTGTCCTGACAGGTATCGCATTTCCTCTTTTTCTAGGATCTTCAGTATTAGGTCCGTAGTCTCCTAGCACTGCTTTCATAACACAGATCTTGTTTTCTTCACTTAGTGCTCTGAATTTTCTTGCATATATCTCAGGGAAGATTTCCTTGGCCAGCACTGTTGGGTACGATGTCGAGGATTCAAATCCTAATGTTTTTTTGGCCAAATCTGTCAATGTTCTTACACAGAGGTCAATGACTGTCAGCTTTGAAGTTCTCTGTCTGAAGACTCCCTTCTCAAGACTCACCACCACAGAAGACTCAGTCACTTTCTTTCTCCCATTGGTCTTAGCAATGAAAGATGCCAGCATTTCTATGTCCAGCTCTTCTTCTTCTCCGGTTTTACTTCTTGGCATCAGCAAAGTACTTCGTCTCATCAGACTCTTCATCCTCAAGACTTTATCAGGGCAAAACTTTATCACAAGGTCCCAAACTGAAGGTGTCACTGTTTTGCTAGACTCCTGAAATCTTTCAGTCATCCCTGATATTGTGCATATATAGTTCTTCCCTCTCTTTTCAGAACTTGAGATGAGAGACATGTTCACTCTCCTCTCCAATTCAGCAACCTTAGATTCAAAATCTTTGACAATAGTCCTCTGGAGTGTTATCCCGCCTGCGTTTAAGATCACTTTTTCTTCCACTTTACAAGCTACTGTTTTAACAGCTGAGTAGATGAATGAGCACTCTATGCTGTAGTAGTACGGATGATTGCCTGTGTCTGTGAGGAAAACCTTCCCATCTCTTGACCCTAACCCAGTTTCTGATTCCGCATTGACTGACCTGACTCTCAATGCGAGACCGTCATTCCACTTTCTCCCGATTCTTCCTAATGCTTTAAACACATCTTCACAGTCTCTATCACTGAGCTTTGGTCCAGTTATAATGATTCCTTTGTCACAAAGCACCTCAGTTACAAACCAGCCATGATCACTCCACACAGATCTCAACTTCACTCCCTCCTCTTCTCTTTCATTTACTGTTAGTGTTCGATCACTTTCCTTCACTTCCTTTATACTTAGTCTGTCA